GTACAGTCGGCCCACTAAATGATAGAAGTTAATTATGATGAATAAAATTTGGAATTGGATAAAAAAACTTATTTGTAGAATTTTTAATATTAAATCTTGTCAATGTGAAGTTGATGAGCATCTTTCAATATATGAAGAACCAAGACCTGACAAAAAAGAAAAAATAAATAAAAAGTATAAAGGAAACTCTTAATAATGGCTTATACTTTAGCAAACTTACAAGATGATATTAGAAGTTATACTGAAGTTGATGACGGTGTGTTTACATCAGGTGTACTAAATACAATAATTAAAAATGCTGAAAACAAAATTTACAGAGAAGCAGATAGTGATGATAATAGATTTTACGCAACATCTGCTTTAGTTAGTGGAAATAGATATGTAACTATTCCAGGTGATTTAAGAGTCATTAGATATGCACAATTAACTGATGCAGCGGGTAATCAAACTTTTTTGGAAAAAAAAGATACTAGTTTTATGGCTGAATTTTACAACACTCCAAACACAGCTTCTGGAATTCCAAAGTATTATGGTAACTGGGATGCTGAATTTTGGGTAGTAGCACCTACACCAAATGCTCAATTTTCAATAACTTTAGCTTATATTAAACAACCTGTAAGCCTAACAAGCACGACTTTACCAACAACAGCAAATCCAGCATCAACAGTTGGAACTTACACAAGTAATAAATATCAGGATTTACTTTTGTATGCATGTCTGGTAGAAGCATATGGGTACTTGAAAGGTCCTGTAGATATGTTACAATACTACGCACAAGCTTATCAAAAAGCAATGCAATCGTATGCGATCGAACAACAAGGTCGTAGACGCCGAGACGAATATCAAGATGGTGTTATTCGTACTCCTTTAAAATCACCGTCACCCTAAATTTAAGGAGAAAATAATATGGCAAATATAATACCGTTCGCATTTAGAGGAGAACTCTTTTCGGGAACACATAATTTCGCTAATGGAGGAGATGCTTTTAAAATAGGATTATACACATCTAACCCATACTCGACGTCTAGCACAGCTGTCGTTACAACAAATGAAGTTAGTTCTTCTGGTAGTTCAAACTACGAGAGAAAAGCTTTAGGTTCACAAGCAGTAGCTAGTGGAACTGCAGTTGCTTCAGTTGACTTTGCAGATAGTGTTTGGAGCAATGCTACTTTTACAGCAGCATTTGCAGCTATCTACAATGATGACAAGAGTGATAAATTATGTGTTGTATTAGATTTTGGAGGAAACAAAACTGCTACTAATGGTACGTTTACAGTTTCTTACCCTAATCCAAGTACACCTGCTAATGCAATTATAAGCATGGCGTAAGGAAAAAATAAATGGCTTTAGTTTTAAATGACAGAGTAAAAGAAACTACTACGACTACAGGTACAGGTACTTTTAGTTTAGGTGGTGCTGTAGATGGTTTTGAAGGTTTCGTAGCAGGTATTGGAACAACTAATAATACTTACTATGCAATTTTTAATGGTGGTACTTCTGAATATGAAGTAGGACTTGGAACTGTTACAGACGCAAGTCCAGATACACTTGCTAGAAATTCTATTATATCTTCTTCTAACTCAGGAGCTGCAGTTAGTTTTAGTTCTGGGACTAAAGATATATTTTGTACATTACCTGCAACGATAGCTAATTTACCAAATCCAGTAGAGTATGGTTCATCTTCTGCACCTAGATTAATTAATGTTAAAGTTGGAACTAAAACAGCTAGACATCCTTATTCAGGTCAAGGTTCTTCAAACGCTTATTTCTTAGGTGGTATTGAAGCTCCTGTAATTACTTTTTCAGGTGCTGATGCTTCTTACAAATATAATTATAGATTTGATCAATCAGATTCTACAAACAATGGACATCCATTAAGATTTTATTTAGAAGCAGATAAATCTACAGCTTACACTACAGGTGTAACTACAAACGGAACTCCAGGAAATGCTGGAGCATATACACAAATAGCAGTAGATATTAATACACCTAACGTTTTATATTACCAATGTTCAAGTCACGCTTACATGGGTAATTTTGCAAATATGGTATCTAATTATGTTAATGGTGCTTTAAACGTAGGTACATTATTCAAGATGCCTGATGTAACTTCAGGAAAAATTTTAGTAGCAGATGGAACAAGTTATCAAGAAGTAGCTTTATCCGGAGATGCAACAATAGCTTCAGGTGGAGCTATAACTTTAGCAAACTCAGGAGTTACAGCTGCAACATACACAAATTCAACAGTGGTTGTTGATGTAAAAGGAAGAGTAACGTCAGCTTCAAGTGGAACCGCAGGTGCAACTGCTGGTTTTGCTGTTGCAATGGCGATTGCTTTATAATATAAGGATTAAATATGGCACAAGATTTTACACGACACGCAGTACAAGCAACTACAAGTAATGCAACTATTTTTACATCAAATTCTAATGATGCAGTAATAGGAATTAGAGTTGCTAATATTACAACAGCAGCAATTACAGTATCTGTTTTTGTATCTGTCGGCGGTTCAACTACAAGATATATAGTTAAAGATTTAAGCATCCCACCAGCAAGTTCAGCAGAATTAATTCAAGGTGGTGCAAAATTTGTAATGCAAAGTTCCGACGTATTAAAAGTAATAGCTAGTGCTTCTAACTGTGCTGATGTATACGTTAGTGTTGTAGATGCAATTAGTGCTTAATAACAAAGGAATTAATTATGAGTGATGCGTACCCAAGTGCAATATATATAGGAAACAATCCTGGTTCTCAGGATATATATACTCACGCTGAAACTATTGACAATATTTTAACAATTGAATCTGCAGTTCTTGCGGGCCCTGTAACTTTTGAAGCAACAATAACCGTAACAGGAACTTTGGTAATAGTATAATGAGTAAATTAGAAGTAGATAAAGTAACCCCTCAATCTGGAACTACACTTACAATAGGTGATAGTGGAGACACTACAAATATAGTTGGAACACTTCAAAATAATGGTTCAGAACTAGTCGGTGATATTAGTTCAGTTGTAGCAGGAACAGGTTTATCTGGTGGTGGTACATCAGGTGCGGTAACTTTAAATTCAGATTTATTAGCTAAACAAGCAGGCACAAATTTTACAAACAGTTTATTAGTAGGTACTTCTTCAACAGGGACTTTAAGTGGTGCTACTGGAAATACTGGAGTAGGTTTAGGTGTATTTGCTGCATTAACATCTGGAGATAGAAATACAGCTATTGGAATAGAATCTATGAATGATATTACTAGTGGTTCAGACAATGTAGCAGTTGGAAATAATTCTTTAGATGAAAATACGACAGGTGTTAACAATACAGCAGTAGGTGGTTATTCTTTAAGTGAAAATACTACAGCTAGTGGTAACACAGCAGTAGGAAATGTTTCTTTATATTGTAACACAACAGGTGCAGAAAACACAGCAGTAGGATTTTGTTCTTTAAGAGCAAACACAACAGCATCATGTAATACAGCAGTAGGTACGAATGCTTTAAAAACTAACACTACAGGTGATAGATTAACAGCAGTTGGTTTTTGTGCCTTATTAGCTAACACAACAGGAACTAATCACACAGCTATGGGTTGGTGTGCATTAAGAGCAAATACTACATCAAACGGAAATACAGCAATTGGATATTCTACACTAGAAGATAATACTACAGGAAATTTAAATACTGCTTTGGGTTATAAAACATTAGAAGAAAACACAACAGCTTCTTGTAATACAGCAATAGGTGCTTGTGCTTTACTTACTAACACAACAGGTACTAATAATGTAGCAGTCGGACATTCATCTCTGTTAGACAATACTACAGGAGAACAAAATGTAGCAATTGGTGATTCTGCTTTAGCAGATAATACAACAGCCTCTAATAACACATCAGTAGGTTCTTTTACTTTATTTAAAAATACTACAGGTACAGCTAACACAGCAGTTGGTACTAGTGCTTTGATTTGTAACACAACAGCTTCAGAAAATACTGCAATTGGTAAAGATTCTTTAAAAACTACCACTACAGGCGGTATTAATACAGCAGTAGGTTTTGGTTCTTTGGAAGATAATACAACAGGACAACTTAACGTAGCAGTTGGTTATTGTGCTTTAAGTTCTAATACAACAGCTAGTAATAATACAGCAGTTGGTACTTTTGCTATGAGAGTTAACACTACAGGTAAGGAGAATATATCAATTGGAAGAGCTGCTTTAACATCTAATACAACATCAGATAATAATACAGCTTTAGGTTATTTTGCTATGTGTGTAAACACAACAGGTTCTCAAAATACAGCAGCAGGTCATTCATCTTTATCATTAAATACAACAGGTACTTGTAATGTAGCAATGGGAAACAATGCTTTACGTGCTGTCACAACAGGAATTAGAAATACTTCAATGGGTATGAATGCTGGTTGTAATATTACAACAGGAGGTGGTAATGTTTTTGTAGGTAACTCTGGACAAGCTGCTGCTGTAGATAATAATGATTCTATAGTAATAGGTAGTGGAACTGGAAAAGGAACTCAAACGGCATTTATTAATCCAGATGGTGGGGCAGTTTATGCTGGTAATAATAATGCTAATTTTTCTACTACATCTGACAAAAGAATTAAAAAGAACATTGTTGATAACACAATAGGTTTAGATAAAATTAATCAAATACAAGTTAGAAACTTTGAATATAAAACACCAGAAGAAATTACAGAAGTTCCTAGTCATGCAGCTATTAATAAACAAGGTATTCAACTAGGAGTTATTGCACAAGAGATTGAAAAAATTTTACCAGATGTTGTAAAAGAAGAATCAACAGGAGTTAAAACAGTAGATCCAACTAATTTAACTTGGTACATGGTTAATGCTATCAAAGAATTAAACGAAAAAATAAAAGTATTGGAATCTAAATGAGTGAAGTTAAAGTAAATAAAGTAAGCCCAAGAAGTGGTACTACTGTCACAATAGGTGATAGTGGTGATACTATTAATGTAGTTGGAACACTACAGAATAACGGTGGAGCTTTACCAGGTGTAACCTTTAAAGAAGGCGGAACAAATTTTACAAACAGTTTGTTAGTAGGTACTTCTGGTACAGGAACTTTAAGTTCTGCTGATGGAAATACTGGTGTTGGAACAAGTGTTTTAGCTGCATTAACTACTGGAGATAATAATGTTGCTGTAGGTTTATGTTCTTTAAAGGCAAA